CGCAAAGCTGGAACATTAAGGACTTTCTTATCTTTATTTTCTGCCATAATTGTCAATTTTAATCGTTAAAATCAAGTGAAGGTAAATCATTGTCATTTAATCGGTCAAAGTCAGACTGAAACAAACGGTCTTGGATGATACGGTATTTTTCAAATTCAGTTTCGGCAAATTTCTTGGCGAATTCTGCCGTAACCTTACCTGCATCTGGAAGGACAGCATCGCCACCAGCTTCAAGAATGATGTCAATACGTTTTGCCCAGTCCTCCATTGTCATAGGTATATGACGCTTCGCCATACGCTCAGCCATATCCAACACGGCATTGACCAAACGTCCCATATCTTCCAACTCTATACCTTTCAGATAGTTCTTGGCAATACTTACATCGGTCTTGACTATTTTCCCATCAGGAGCATTTTCCCACGTAGTCAGTCCCATGTGTTCTTTTTCAGCATTGGCTCTATTCACAATTAGTTCTGCGGCTGTCTGACCGTGCACTGCATAGTGCATTTTGTTCTGTACTTTTTTGAAAAATAACCGTGTGGTAGGTGCATCACGATTGTAATCAATAGCTGTAGAATAAATATCCGTAAGTTTTTGATAGAAACGGCGTTCGCTAAGGCGGATTTCACGGATTTCTGCCAGTAAATGCTCGAAATAGTCCTCGCCAATAAATGAGCCGTTTTCCATACGTTTCTTGTCTATCACATAGCCACGGATAGAGAACTGGCGAATGACAGAGGTACACCATTGGCGGAATTGTGTAGCCCTAATACTGTTTACACGATAGCCCACAGAGATAATGGCATCCAAGTTGTAAAACAACGTTTTTCTATTTACCTGACGCTCACCCTCCATTTGAACTACCGAGAAAAACTCGGTAGTTGCATCTTTTTGCAACTCCTGACTGGCATATATGTTCTTTAAATGTAAACCTATATTATCGGTAGAGCAATCAAATAAGATTGCCATAGCTTTTTGCGTACACCAGACAGTTTCATTCTGATACACCACTTGTATGCCATCTTCCTTACCTTCAATGGCGAAAATAAGGAACTCTGCCGTACTGTTTCTTATTTCAAACCGCTTTGCCATTACACTTCCTTTTATTCAACCAACCCCAACTCTTTCAAATACCCCTCTATCTCCTTGTCAAGTTCGGCACGTTTGGCTTCAAGTTCTTTAATTTCTGCCATTACAGCCTTGATGTCGATAGGTGCTTCTTCTTCAAAGGTATCAACATATCGGGGAATATTCAGATTATAATCGTTGTCAGCGACTTCCTGCAATGTGGCAAGATGGCTATACTTTTCTATTTCCTTGCGGTCACGATAGGTTTCGACAATTTTCTGTATATGCTGCGGACGAAGTTTGTTTTGAGTCTTTACCTTTTCAAACTCCTTGCTTGCATCAATGAACAGAATATTGTCATCCTCCTTGCGGCATTTCTTAAAGACAAGGATACAAGTCGGTATGCTTGTGCCATAGAAAATATTGGCAGGCAAACCGATAATGGCATCAATATAGTTTTTCTTTTCGATGAGGAAACGACGGATTACACCTTCGGCATTACCACGGAACAGCACACCATGAGGAGCCACACAAGCCATTGTTCCACCCTCATTCAAGTGGTAAATCATATGCAGGATAAAAGCATAGTCGGCTGTCTTTTTCGGTGCAAGTCGTCCAGCCTTGCTGAAACGGTCATCATTGTTGTATTTGTCAGCTGCACTCCATTCAGCGGAGAACGGAGGATTAGCCACGACTGCATCAAACTGCGTATCGCCAAATGCGTCCCACTCCAGCGTATCACCGTTTTCTATCTTGAAGTTATTGAATCTGATGCCGTGCAACAGCATATTCATTCTGGCAAGGTTGTAAGTGGTCGGATTCTTCTCTTGTCCATAAATGTCCACTGCATGACCTACCTTTGCTGCGCGGAGAAGCAACGAGCCACTACCGCAAGTCGGGTCATACACATTGCGAAGCCGTGTGCGACCGATAAAAACAATTTCAGCCAAAATCTGGCTGACTTCTTGCGGAGTATAGAACTCTCCGGCTTTTTTCCCGGCTCCTGCTGCAAATTGACCAATCATATATTCGTAGGCATCGCCAAGAATATCAATCTCATTAGAGGCTTCCACTCCAAACTTTATATCGTCCAAAGCCAACAAGACGTTGCTGACAAGAGTATTCTTGTCATCTGCCGTCTTACCCAACTTTGGAGAAGCAAGGTCTATATCTGAGAACAGACCGCCGAAATCTTCCTCGCTGTCATGCCCTAATGTACTATCCTCAATACGTTTCAGCGACCGTTCAAGTATTGGCAATATATTCTCTTTCCTTTTTATCCGGTCTATTACCGATGAAAACAAGTAGGTCGGTTCTATAAAATAACCGATACCTTCCAAACATTGCTTTTTCAGTTCCTCTTGTAGTTCAACGGTATCTTCATCCTCCATATTCCACAAATCTTTGAACGATACACCATCATCCACCAAAGCATTATTGGCGTATGCTTCTATCTTTTCAGACAGGTATTTGTAGAAGATAAAACCCAATGTGAAATACATGAAATCACTGGCTGACATATTACCACGCAACTTATTGGCTACTTCCCAAAGCTGGTCACGGAGTTTTTGTTGTAATTCTTCGCTCATATCTATTTTAGTTCTTTAATTTCATATCCAAATTTATTCGCAAGCTCAAATATCTTGTCTATATTATTTTTGCCATGTTGAGTTGATACGAGAAATTTGACACCATCGCAGCTCTCAAGTACATCATGTTCAAACCATCTTGTATCTTTCTTCTTGTCTTCTGTTAGCCGTTTCCAATCATCAACCTCTTTAACCGTTTTAATCAATTTCTTAGGTAATATGGCAAACAAATCCTGATAGCAGACTTGATTTTCTTGGACATAACAACGTATAATCTCTAAAGCCAATTTACCTTTGCCAAAAACACCATTCCCATTAAGGGAGTATTTTGTGTAATCCTTGCCTTTGTTATGTGCGCTATCTTGATAAACGACCGAACCACTATTATTAGGAATAAGCTTGTTATCAGTATATTCAGTTATAACTGCATCGTCTATAGTTAGTGCTATCTTTTTAAATATTTCTAGTGCCCTTTGCGGATTGACATTGAAAAATTCTCTATTTCGACGGATGCGAAAATCTGTAAGACTGTCTATTAACTCATGTACGAGTTTTTCTACCTCATTGTATTTTATAGTTCTGATTGTAGCATATATTTCAAAAGGCAAAGGTACGGCTGTATTATCGAGTTCCTTTGAGCGCACATCAACAGGACGTGCGCTTTTACCAATCTTAACCCAATCCTCACGAAAACTTGGATTCGTTAGGATATATACATAACCCGGTTCTTTTATCTTATCCATAATCTTAATCCCAATTAAAAGTTCTGATAATGTTACGTAGTCTATCCATTATCCGTGTCAGAGCTTTACGTGTCTTTATCAGACCGAGGTGCTTCTCTTTCAATGCCTTTTGTATGATTTCAGGCTGTTCTTTTTGCAGGTAATCATATTCTTTCAGATAATGGTCAAACACATCAGAAGAAAGCCCTTCATCTTGCGCCAATGAGTTTACTGCCTTTTCTCGCTCTAATGAGATATACCTATTCAATCGTTCTTCGAGTTCACTTGTACCATCTGCCTTCTGCCGTTGCAACATGAAGTTCTCCTTGTCTTCATCCACATTCTTTTGAATGAAACCATCAATAAGTTTCGCTTTGTTGCGCATTTCGGCATCTTTTATCATGGTATCAATGATACTCTTGCGCCGTTCTGCGTAATCGTTACTATATGGGTTAAGATTGGCAATCAGTTCAAGAATATAAGCCACATTGATGATGTCGCTGTGCAGGAGTTCAAGACAGAAGTCCACATCTTCCAGCCTTTCATCACTTGGTGTTTCATCATCCCCCGGCTTTGTAGGCGGGACAGGGTCAATTAAGGCAAATGTATCGTGAATGTCAAGGTACTTGCTTCGGAAATCCATAAATTGTTGTTCTGTCATACCAAGGTCGTTCGCTTCATCACTATAATCCTCATATATTTGAATTTCTGCGTGTTTGCGGATAATGTCGCGGAAAGCCAATACAAAATCTTTCTTATCCTTTTCACTTTGCAACAAATCTATGCTGCTTGGTTCCGGGTATTTCTGTAAGAAGTCCGTGGCTAACTGTTGGTATTCCTTTTTTACCCCCTCATACGTAGGGCGTACTATTTCTTCCGGATTATTGGAATTGCTGAATAACCGGATGGCTGTATCAACATTGCTTTTCAAATCACGGAAACATATAATCTTGCCAAACCGCTTTTTCTCGTTCAAAATACGGTTAGTACGACTAAAGGCTTGCAACAGACCGTGATACTCCAAGTTCTTATCTACATAAAGTGTGTTTAGCTTTTTGCTATCGAAACCTGTAAGGAACATACCCACGACAAGGCAGAGGTCAAGCGGCTTCATGCCCGCTTTCTTCTTTTTCATGCGTTCATTGATGTCATCGTAATAGGCTCGGAAATTTTCGGTAGTATATGCTGTGCCAAACATTTCATTGTAGTCATCCATGATGGCTTGAAGCTCGTCTGCTTCACCTGTACTTTCACTGACATACTGTCCTGTATTCATTCCTGTCTGTTCATCATCTTGGCTACTGTTGGCAGCGTATGTGAACACCGCACCGATACGTATTTTCGGATTCAGAGACTTGAATATCTTGTAATAACGTATAAGCATCGGCACAGACTGCACGGCAAACAGGGCGTCAAACTCACCGTCAAAAGTTGACTTATTGAAATTATTAAGGATGAATTTAGCTATTTCCTCCATTCGGTTAGCATTACCCGCTTCTACATTCTCGTTCCCATGATAATATTCTACAAGGAATCCCAGTACATTTTCATCGGCAATGGCATCCTTGATAAGATATTGGTGCAGGCAATTGCCAAATATTTCTTTGGTGGTATGCCCGTCCACAGCATTTTCCGTGAAGATAGGCGTACCTGTGAATCCGAACACTTGGGCATTATCAAAGAATTTCATTATTCTTTTGTGGCTTTCCCCAAAGTGACTTCTGTGACACTCATCAAATATCATTACAATACGTGAGTGACGTATGGATTCTATCTTGTTGCTGTACCACGTCTTACTGACGGCAGCATTGAGCTTTTGAATCGTAGTGATGATTATCTTGGAGTTGCTGTGCAACCGCTTTACAAGTTTATCTGTGTTATCCGTACCATCCACTGCGCCTGGTTCAAAGGCTTCATATTCCAACTGGGTTTGTGTATCAAGGTCGTGGCGGTCAACCACAAACATGACCTTATCTACATCGTTCAGTTCGGAAACGAGTTGTGCAGCCTTGAACGAGGTTAAAGTCTTTCCTGCTCCAGTCGTATGCCATATATAACCGTTGTCATTGGAGTTCTTTACCTTGTCCAATATCTTTTCTACGGCATAGAATTGATACGGACGGAGTACCATCAGGCATTTGTCGCCTTCATGCAATACGATATATTTGCCAATGATTTTACCTAAAGTGCATTTCTCTAAAAAAGCGGCAGTAAATTTATCCAGTTCATTGAACGGCACATTGGCTGCATCCGTCCAGTTGAACGTGAATTTATAACCGCTGTTCGGGTTATTGGCAAAGTAACGGGTATTTACGCCGTTGGAAATAATGAACAACTGAATGTAGTCAAATAATCCGTGAAAAGATGTCTTGTGATAACGTTGTATCTGATTATACGCTTGTTTGAGTTCCACGCCACGGCGTTTCAATTCAATCTGCACCAATGGCAGACCATTTATAAGAATGGTCACATCGTAGCGACATTTTTTTCGACCTTCCACCGTTATTTGATTGGAAACCTGAAACTCGTTCTGACACCATTGTTGACGATTGAGAAATTCCACCCAAATACGTTTGCCGTCTGCCATGTCAAGCGGATAACGGTCGCGGAGCTTCTTTGCCTTTTCAAACCTCGTACCGCCTTCAAGATAGATAAGAATCTTTTCAAATTCCTCTGCCGTAAATTCAGTTCGACCATGTTCTGCCAATCGTTTACGGTTGTGTATCTCCAACTGCCGTTTGAAATTTGCTTGAAGATTATCTTCTTCCGCAATTTGGATATACTCATAATCCATTTGCTGAAGTGTAGCGATAAGTCCGGCTTCCAATGCCGCTTCACTTTGTATTGACATATTTTGCTCTGCCTTTTATTTGTTATTTATTTCCGTTCAGATTTTTGATAATCTCAATACCCAATGCGTTTTCTATCTTACATATCGTTTCCAGCGACATATTCTTTTTCCCCTTCAACACTTTAGAAATATATTGTTGGGTGCAATTCATCCTTTCAGCAAGCATCTGTTGTGTCAAACTAAGTTCCGCCATTCGTTTGGACATAGTAGTAGCAATCTGTTGCGAGTACTTCACCCAATCTTTGTTGTCCTGCCCAAGCTTAGCTGCGCATCTTACGGTTTCTAAGGCATCACAATACATTCTGTTTGTTATTGTATTTATTGAAAGATTATCTTGTTTGAATACAAAGGTAATATAAATACCTGAGGAGTACAACTATAAGGTTGTATATTTGAGTAATAAGTGTGTTATGATTGGCAATTTGTATATCCAATGATACCATAATGTTCTTCACTTATGCTGAAATCTTAGTGAAAGCACAATAAAAACGAAAAACGCCACAGGCTACCACATCGGTGCCAAATACTGCCACGATGCTGCGGGTTGGTTGGAATCTGCCGAAGTTGGCTTTTCTTTGTACAGTCGGCAACCGGAAAGGCTGTTGCGGAATATGGAATTAAGCCAATCCCTACCACTTGCAGCCACAAGCTGCCAGTCAGTAGTAAAGCCATTGTCCGATGCTGGCATTGGCTTTACTTTGCAGGCAAACAGGATTACCAACAATAAAAACAGTATATGCAATGAATGAATTTGTGATTATCTCGAAAGACGTATTTGAAGAAATGGTCGGAAAGTTCAACCGCTTCTCCGACCGGGTGAATGAAATCCTCGGCAAGAGAGAGGAAGGACGGCTCAGCCGCTGGATGGACAATCAGGATGTCTGCCAACAGCTGCGCATCAGTCCAAGGACGTTGCAGACGTTGCGCGACAACGGTACGCTGGCTTACTCCCAAATCGGGCATAAGATTTTTTACAATCCGGAGGACGTATTGCGTATCGTCCGGCTCGTGGAAGACAGACGAAAGGATGCCGCCTGTTGGGGAAAGACCATCTGAATGTAATTGAATTTATTGTACCATTAAATCCACTGTAATAAATGAACAAAACGATTATGACAAACGATGAATGGGCTGTCGGCTTCATGGAGCAATTGGACACCATGCTTGACGGCATTGAAAACATGAACGAAAAAAGCAGGGCTTCATTCGGTAATGAACGCTTCCTGACGGACAAGGAGGTGTCGGCATGGCTCAAGGTGAGCCGACGTACCTTGCAGGACTACCGCAACAACGGGATGGTATCTTACTGTCAGTTAGGCGGCAAGATTCTCTACAAGGAATCGGACATTGAAAAGCTGGTGATGGGCGGCTATCGGAACGCCTACCGAACGGAAACGTAATTTTGTAAAGTATGAAAGAAACAGAAGCAGATGGCGATAGGTAAATTACCCAGCCATCGGCTTCTTGCATTATTATCATTATAGATACAAACAATACTAACATTTGTATCGTGGATTGGTTTTGGACAGTGAAAAGAACAAATGAATGGGCTTTTCCCGATTGGGCGCATACAGCCTTTCCATAATAAACATTCTGAAAGCCATACATTCCCTGCAGCGTAGTCTGAACGCAAGAGCTATGACCATTTCAAGGCTGTATACCTCGTAACGTGTCCCGTCTTCCTGTCTGATGTAGCACATGGTTGTTTCTTCCAATAGTTCATGATTCTTATAAATATCACGGATAGCCTTGCGGATGTCATAGCAGAATATCATAAATAGGTCTGACATTTCCTGCTGTGTCATCCAGACGGGAGCGGTCGGCATGGCGACCACTCCTTTTTCATTGATTGTAATGATTCCTCGTTCCATACTCATTAGTCTTTTGCTGACAACTTGTTTTCCCTGTATTCGCCTGTTCCGTATAATCTTCTGACAGCCATAAGATTGTCCATGTCCTTTGAAATTTTCTTGTCCGTAACTTCTGCGTACCGTTGGGTAGTCTTTATGCCGGAGTGCCCCATCATCTTGGCTATGCTCTCGATGGGGATACCCTCCGAAATCAAAAAAGTTCCGAAGGAGTGTCTGGCTTGATGATAGGACAAGTTTTCCTTCCTGCCGATGGCAACCCCCATCTCGTGTATTTCAAACCACATCTCGTCACGGCTCGGAAGCGGAAATACAGGCTTGGTGTCGTCTTTTGTGTTGTAAAGTTCAAGTACCTGTTCCGCTATCGGATGCAGGGGAATGAATGCCTCTACGCTGGTTTTCTTGCGGTTGATACGGATATAGCGCCTACCGTCCGATGTCGTGCCAATATGGTGCGGATGGAGCAGCATGATGTCCACGTATGCCAGTCCCGTAAAAATCGAGAACAGGAACGCCCTCCGCCCAAGTTCCTGCAAGGGGTCGGGCATCGGTGTTTCGAGGATGGTCTTCAGCTCCGCACGGCTGATGTGCTTATGCCTCGGAGCGGGCTTCTTCTCGTATTCCATGTCTTCCAACGGGTTGGCACGGAGTATCTCATAATCAACGGCAAGATACACCAGCTTACTCAGCCAGCACAGGCACTTGTTCATCTGTGACGGTCTGAAGTTCTTGTAGCGTTTCAGGAAAGCTTTATAGGAATTGCCGAACTCTTCCGTGATTTCAGCCAGATTTATATCACTCTTTCCCTGTGAAGCAAGAAAGTCCGTCAAATACTTCTGATAGTATTTTGAATTTCTGTATGTCGAAGTAGAATTTATCTCCTTTGAGCGGACAAGCAGCCTTTCAAGTTCCATTTCGCCCATCTGTAACAGTTTGACCGGAATGACGGCTTTCTTTGCCAGCGTATTTTTGAGCAGCTCGGCACTCACTACGTTCTGCTTCTTCAATGAATCCTCATAGGCAAATTCAACGGACTTGCGGAACTCCAGCAAGCGGTTGTTTTCACGGACGGTACGGATTGAGCCTGTCTTGCTGTTCCAGTCTTCGGGTCTGCAATAGATGCCTGTCGCCATTGTGGAACTCTTACCGTCTACGGTGATGCGGCACAGGACGGCGGTCGTACCGTCTGCCTTTACCTTACTCCTGTTGATGTATGGTAATACGGAAAATGTACTGCGCATAATTGTAATGTTTTAAGTTTCTGATTTTAATGATTACAGGACAAGCTTCAAGTCCTTGGTTGCTTCAATATACTTGTCCATGTCCTCAAACAGCTTTTTCGGAGTGACACGGGCATACACTTGCGTGGTGGTTATGTCGGAATGTCCCAGCATCCGGCTGATTGTCTCAATCGGTACTCCGGCTTCCAGTGTAATCAGCGAGGCAAATGAATGTCTTGCCTGATGATAGCACAAGCCGCCATTCACTCCGGCAAGGACGGCAAGGGCTTTCATGTGCCGTTTCATGTTGGGGTAATGAACCGTCGGGAAAAGTGTCGGTCTGCTGTCATCACGATATTTCTCTATCAGCGCAAGTGCTTCGGGAAGCAGCCTGACACTTGCCCGAAGCTCGTTTTTCCTCCTGTGATACTTCAGCCAGAGGTTTCCCTCATCGTCCGTGTAAAGATTCTCACGGGTAACGCTCACCGCATCGGCATAGGCGGTTCCCGTATAACAGGCAAACAGGAAAAGGTCACGGGCGAGGATATGCGTGGTGCGCCATGTAGGTATTTCCACATTGCGGATTTTCTCGAAGTCCTCACGGCTTAATGCCCTCGGTGTGCGTTCTGTCTTTTGTGGAAGGGTGAAATTGGCGAAGAAACACCTGTCTGCGTATCCCTCCTTGTAGGCGATACGACATATCTTTTTCAAAATGGCGAGATAATGGCGCACGGTATCTACCGCCAGTCCCTTCACGTCCATCACATAATTCTGGTAATCATGGATGAACTGCTCGGTAAGCTGACCGAAAGCAATATCTTTCGTCTTGAACTGCCACTGGATGAACTCGCCCAATCTCATTCTCATGTAGTAATAGCCGGGATAAGTTCCTTTGGCACGGTCGATGCCGATACGTGCCTTCAAGTCCTCACAGATACGGTCAGTCATTCTAAGCAGTGTCATCTGTGTTTCCATGCTGCCTTGGAACAGTTCCTTGACCGCCGTAGCGTCAAAGTCCTGTCCGCGTTCCACCAGGGTGTCGAAAGCATGATTTACGGCAAGTAGCAGCTTGTCTAGCTTGGCATTGGTTTCTACTGCCTCACGGCTTTTGCCGTCCAGTCGGCTCTCCCGTGCATTCCACAACTCCGGCTTGCACGACAGCTTGCATCCGAACTGCGCCATCGTGCGGTTTACCGTAATTCGTCCCATTATCGGGGCTTTGCCCAACTTGTCCGTTCCACTCTTTTTCAGGTAGAGCAATACCTTGAATTTTTCAATTTTCATACGCTCACATTTTTTTGTTTGCAAATTTACTTTCTATGTAAGCGTTCATTGATTTGCAGAACACTGCGTATCAGTGCAAAAGAAATGGCTGTCCAACAATTTCATTTTCCGTGCGTCACCTATCCTTGCTTCGGTAACAGGCAGCTAACGACTTGGTAACTGAAATGGCTCAATATTCCGCACTTCCTTGCGTTTCCGGTATTTGGCAGAATAGTGAAAATCCGCTCATTTCAAACGGGTTGCGTTTTGTCGTTACTTGTTTGCTGACGGTTGCTTTGTGGGTTCTGTTCCATGTCGCCCGGCATACGAACGCCACCACCGTGCTGCTCTCGCACGGTGTGCCCATCGAGACCGTAAGCCGTCTTTTGGGGCATACGGATTTGAAAACCACCCAGATATATGCCCGGATAACCAACCAGAAGATCAGCAGCGACATGGAAATCCTGTCCCATAAGCTGGAAAAGATGGAGAAGGAAATATGCGATGCCATCTGAGGAAATGGTATTTACGAAAGGAACGATTTTTCCCCTTCCTCATCAAAGTTCGTCCGTCCCTGCGGGACTCCGCGTTTTCCCTCCGGTTTCCGGCAGAAAATTTCCGCATGGTGAAATTTTCTACCGGAAAAACGCTCCGAAAGCGCAGGGATGGACGTAAGAGGGATTCAGAAGGCGAAAACTGCGACCGACGTAGTGCATGTGCGACAAGGAAAAGAACTGTCCGGGAGCCCCTTTTCATGCCGTACCCCGGCATGAGACCGCTTTCCTCTCCGGCTGTGGTGAAGGCTCTCCTGCTCCCTCTGCATTGCATATGCGGGTTGTTCCGCCCATATCCACGTCAGACGGTATTGCCTGCCCTTTCCTTGGTAGAAACGGCTTGTCGCAACGGGCGGCGTGACACAAACTTTTCCGGATATGGAGGAACATTCCGGAAAATACACCGTACATTTGCACATCGAACCAATAATAACCGAATAACCGTTAAAAGAACATGGCTAAAATTAAAGTCCAAAATACAGAAGTGACAATCATCACGTACAATGACAAGGATTATATCTCCCTGACCGACATGGTCCGCAATATGGAAAACGGTCCCGCCCTTATTGAAAAGTGGCTGCGTAACAAGAATACCGTCGAGTTTCTGGGCATATGGGAGGAGATGTACAATCCGGATTTTAATTCCCCCGAATTCGAGGGAATTAAAAACGAGGCCGGGCTGAACCGTTTCGTCCTTTCCGTCAAACAATGGGTGGAAAAGACCAACTCCAAAGGTATCATCGCCAAGGCCGGACGCTATGGAGGGACTTACGCGCACAAGGATATCGCGTTCGAGTTTGCCACGTGGGTATCCCCTCAATTCAAGCTGTACCTGCTGAAAGAGTTCCAGCGGTTGAAAGAGGAGGAACAGGCCCAGCTCGGCTGGAGTGCGAAACGGGAACTGTCAAAGATCAACTACCGCATACATACCGATGCCATCAGGCAGAACCTGATACCGGTGGAAGTCACCCCCGCACAGGCCGGCGTCATCTATGCGGAAGAGGCGGACGTGCTCAACGTGGCCATGTTCGGAATGACCGCCAGGATGTGGCGTGAGCAGAATCCCGGTCTGAAGGGCAATATCCGTGACTATGCCTCCATCAATGAACTGATCTGCCTCTCCAATATGGAAAACCTGAATGCCGTATTCATAGACCAGGGCATACCGCAGGGCGAACGGCTCGTGAGACTGAACCGGATAGCCATCCAGCAGATGCGTGTGCTGGAAGATGATGGCGGACGAAAACTGCTTGAATGAGAATTCCGGCAGGCAACGCATCGGCATGTCCGTAAACGGGGCAAGGAGGTGAAATGCCGCCTGATCCACATTCATGCATGGGATACTGAAGCTACGGAACGGCTTACGGCCTGATATCAAGTGCCATAACCGTTCCGTGGCAGGGTATTGTTCGGAACACATTCCCGAATGAGGTCTTCCATGATTTTAAAAGACTCCGTATTTCGAAAGGAACAACGTACACATACAATTTCTCCGGAACGGCTAACCTTCCTGTCACTTCCCTGTAATCCTCCCCAAAATCAACACTGCCGTATAAACCGCATGAAAGCCCGGGCACGCTTTCTGTTTCCAATCCCATATCCGTTCCTTCCGCAATATCACATATTGCCGTTCTCGTTCCATATCCTTGAATATTTCTCCAAACATGCCGAAGACAGAAAAACCGCATGGTATTTTAGATTCTCACCGGACAGGCAATAGACAGGAGGAATCCGTCATCCTCATTTCTTGCGGCAAAAATAGTTGTTTTTCAGACCGGTCCCGCAAGGCGGCCCTGCGGGCTGGTTGCTCGTGAAAAAATCTTCCTCACGCTTCGCGTGAGCGTATTTTTTCA